GTTTCCCAGTCACGATCGGGAGGCCCGTTAGATTGACCGAGTGAGGAGTGAAAGTCTCGGAATATGAGATACAAAGAGAGATGACGATGAGCCTCAAAGAAAGACTCTGCACTCATCATTAAGTATTCGTATCCCATCCCGCGATTTCGTATTCTTCGCAGAATCTGATACCAGGCATCATCGATATATTGCTGATAACTGGTGAGCGAAGAAGGACGGACATTGGCAAGATCGGAATATGTCGCAGTCAGATCGATGTCTGAGACGACAGGATAGAGTCTTCGTCTGACGAGAGCGCACATTCTCCGAAAGAGATACTCGTCTCCGTCAATGGTGACGGTCCACTCCTGCACATATCCCTCTCCGAGATGCTCGGACTCTGCAAGCTGCTCGGCAGTGTGCGCATAAGATACAGTACCAGACGGAGCAATGGTCGCAGTCTGTCCTGTGATCAAGTCTGATCCGGTCGGCTTGATGAGAGTATATGTCGCGGCAGTTGGCACGAGCTGCGCACCATCCCGATAGAGTTTGAGCTCAGAAGTCTGAGCCTTCCCTCTTTCGAGAAGTTCAATCGCTCGTATTTGTGCTGCGTAAGGAGTAGACGAAGACATTGATTATCCTAGAGAAACTGCTTCCAGTTGGAGCCGTCACAGCAGAACATTCCACCCTCTCCGAGAGAGAGAGCCTTGACTGTTACACCTGCCGCGTCTTTTACTGTAAAGGCGTTCCCTTGACAGTTGATAACAAACATTGCTCCGTCTTTCTCTTCAGGGAGAATAACCTCAAGAGATCCCGCTTGTGCATCGAGTCTTTGATACTGAGAATCTTTGTATGTGAGAGTACGATTACCAGAGATCTGCTCAACATTGACTCCGCCTTTTTGGACGATGTGACGAGGAACTTTAAATTCTGCTTTGTCTGTGAATGCCATTATTGACTCCTTTTCTTGTTGTCTGCTCGCGTCAAGTGTTTGACCACCATCTGACGAGCTTGAGTGTGTGAGATGTTAGATTGCTGTGCGACCTTCTGAGCGATTCGATCGATTGCTGCTCTTTTGTTGCTATCGGACATTGTATGCTCCAGCTCCGAGATCTTCGACTCGCTTGATTGCCTTCTTTGTCAGGTTGAGCTCTTCTTGCTTTGCCTTGAGTCTGTTCGCTACTTCGGGAATATGTTGATCTCTTTCCAGACGAGACATTGCTCGGTTCATGCTGATAAGTCTCAAAGATGCGATTTGAGGATGCGGAGGATTGAGTACTCCTTCTCTCATGAGAGAGAGTCTCCATTGATCGAATCCGTCCTGATCGAAGTGCTCAATGACTCGTCTCCCGACCTTCTCAAGGCGAATCCATTTTGATGTGTGATAGTTGCCTTTGTGCGCAGGATATACTCGCATGTAGTCATGCTTGACGGGATCGAGAAGAGTCCATCCTTTGTCCTGCATATTCGTTCTCATGATTGAGCTGTCGATGCGTCCTCCGACAGCTCTCGTCCCATTGACACCGGGAGTCTCGGATACACTGGACAACACAGGAAGGAGAAGCGGGATCTGCTGCTTCTTCTTTTTTCCGTCTGTCGTTGTTGTGTATGTGTCGAACACTTTAAGCTCCCAGTTCTCGGGATTGTGTGCAAACAGAAATCGGCTGTTTGCTTTCTTTGGGATACGCGTCTGTACTTGCGTTTTTTCTTCCCAAGGTTGTGAAAAGTTTGTGTAGTCCATTTGTAGTCTCCAATAAAAAAGAGTTGGGAGACTCGCAGAATTTGGAGACTACAGAAATAAATCCTGAAGTCTCCCAACAAAGCGAATCTTTCTAGCGTGCAGAGAGCAGTTTGACTCCGCGAGCGTCTTCGATGATACCGAGTCCGAGATAAGCGTGACCTACAATGAAAGTAGAAGCAGACATAGGACGACGATCAAACTCGACTACGACCTTGCCCATAGACATCAGATCGGCTGAGCCTTGTACACCTGCGGGAATGCCATCGACATATCCGAGAGCCATCGGAGAGATCATATAGTTGTCATAGCCAGAAGAGCCATTCTCTTTAACGTACTTGCTTCGATATACGTCTACACCGAAGAGATTGCCTGCGAAGTTCTCGCCTTTTGCCTGAAGCATGTCCATTGAAGACTGCATGCGGCTAATAGCATTCCCTGTCTCGTTACGGAGAGAGTCTTGAAGCTCGGTCAATGCCTTTGGATCCAATACACAAGCGTAAGGACCAGGAGCACCGGATCCAGAGTCTGCTTGTTCAAGAGCAAAGATCGCATCAAAGAAATCGTCTACGCTGAGAGTCGTTGTGTTGCTTCCTGCTGTGGTAGTGAAAGAAGCAGCTGCTTCTCCTGTGAGCTCAGCAAAGCGAGCCTCATAGCTTCCCGCGATGCTTTGAGCGATACGGAAAGGATCAATATCTGCTCCTCCGAATCCAGTCATAGAAGCAAGGTCTGACATCTCATAGATGATGTATTGACGAGCAGCAACAAGATCTGCGGAGTTGATTGTCAATGCTGTTGTATCTCCGGAGTGATCATGAATCTCAGAAGTAGCAGCAGCCATTGAATCGTAGCCATCAAGACCAGCGAGACGGACGCGCACTGTATCACTTCCAAGGCCATTGATTGAGCCTTGATAGCTGAGAAGAGGAGTATTTCGAAGGTTAGCATTATCTTTTAAAAGAAGGTTGATCTCTTGAGAAATCATTGCGCTTAAACGCAGGATGTTTTCCATATTGGAAAAACGAATCGGATCGACTGTAGCCATTTGAGGCCTCCATTCATTAGGGTTATATTATGAGAGTGCTTCGGGCTGCTCTGCTGTTACCGGTGCGACCGTACCCTGCTGTATCATCTCTAGTATAGCATAAAAAAGGAGTGTGCAACAATGATTGATATTTTTGCAAGATATATTGACGGAGACTTCGTCTTTGAACCAATGAAAAGACGAGGAATGTCCAAAGGAGAGTATCTGCGAGCCGTGGCAGCATGTCGTCGTCTCAACGAAGACGGAATCCAGAGCTCTTCTTCTCTAGCTGCTTTTTTGCCTGATCATATAACTCCCGATCAGGCCCCTTTGTCACAGCTCCCCCTTTTTGGAGAAATGAATACACACGAGCCCGAGCCCATTGCGATTGAGTCGCGCCCGGACGATGTCCGACAGCCCAAGCAGCAAGACCTCTCTTATAAACCTGATCAATGATTCCTTTGGAGATCCCTGTCACTTTTGCAACGCCTTTGATAAATCTCTCCTGCTGATCTCCGCTTTTCATCTTTGATGTCGCGTCTCGGACTTCTGCTCGGAGCTTGGATGCGCTCAGAGTGTATTTGCTCGGCTTTGTCTTCTTCGTGTCTCCGGCTACAGGTTCGAATCGAGCAGAGCCGCTTCTCTTCCCTTCGATGCGTTTGCGAAACTCGGCTTTGCGTCTCGCAGCTGTACTCTCTCCGAGTCCTCTTGTGTACTTCTTCTGTATCTTTGCTTTCGCCATTTCTGCTCCTGTGGATAACTTGTGTATATCATAAAAAAAGCCCGGTCACATCGGACCGGGCCCACAGTACGAAACTTTAAATCTTAGTACCAGTACCAAACGATAACGCCATCAGCATTTGACAACGCTGCACCGAATGTAATGGTCGAACCAGACACAGAGAATTCATCTTCGTCTGCGGCTGTGTCACCGAGTGCTGTCATGTTGCGAAGAGACAGACCATTTTTGAATACGAGCACAGAGTTAACGCTGTTGCTTGGAAGACTTTGTCCGAGAGTCAAGCTTGTTGTACTGCCTCCTGAGATTTGGAATGCTTCTTGTGCAAAAGTGATTCCGAGCTTTGCTGCAGTCACAGAAGAAGACGCGAGCTTTGCACTGGTTACACCAGAGTCAGCGAGAGCAGTAGTCCCAACAGCACCGGACGCGATCTTTGCAGATGTCACAGCAGCAGCTGCGATCTTTGCAGAAGTTACAGAAGAGTCTGCGAGCTTGGCAGAAGATACAGCACTGTCTACGAGCTCAGCAGTATCAACAGCATTGTCAGCCATCTTTGCATTTGTGACAGCATCGTCTGCGAGCTTGGAGGAATCGATTGCAGTAGATGCGATCTTTGCTGTTGTTACAGCTCCGTCAGCAATCTTTGCAGTCGCTACAGCATTGTCTGCGAGCTTGGCCTCAAGTACAGAAGCAGAAGCAAGAGCAGCTGATCCGACAGATGCGTCGATGAGCTCAGCAGCACCGACAGAGTCGTCAGCCATCTTTGCATTTGAGATTGCATTGTCTGCAATCTTTGCGGACAATACAGCAGAGTCGGCAATCTTTGCAGAAGTGACAGAACCGTCAGCAAGCTTTGCAGTCGATACTCCACCGTCAGCGATTGAGATGTCATCGCCATTTTTCTCCAAACCGCCTGAGACAGTTACGGATCCGAGGCCAGTGAAGCGCTGAAAATCGATGTCTGTAGTGCCAAGAGTTGGAGCTGTGTCATTGATACAGACAAAGCCTTGATTGTCGTATGTGTTACCTTCAAGAGCAAAGAGGAAAGCTCCAGGAAAGTCGTCTCCTGCGTCCATATCTGTAGAGCGAGACATTGCATTAGTAGAGCCAGCAAAGACATATACACCATTCTCTGCTCCGTCTGTCTGGTTGATCAAAAGAACACGATCATCATTAGAGAGAGTAACTCCGTCAATGCTCGCAGGAGCTGAAGAAATATCGACGTTTGATCCAGCTACAACACGGACGTTTTCTTTTACAGACAATCCAGCTGCAACAGAATCGACATAGCTTTTATTCGCTGCGTCGTTTGAGTTGCTCGGAGTGCCGACTTGAATGGATCCGCTTGTATAATCGTATGTGTCGGTCAAGTCGATTTTGCTTGCGTCGACAGCATCTGCGGCAATCTTTGCAGATGTTACTGCTGAGTCGTTGATCTTTGCAGTCTCTACAGCATTGCTTGCGAGTTTGGCGGCAGATACAGCAGAGTCTGCGAGCTTGGCAGTCTGAACAGATGCGGCTCCAAGTTTTGCAGATGTGACTGCTCCGTCAGCAAGTTTTGCTTCGATGACAGCAGAGTCTGCGAGCTTGGCAGATTCTACAGATGCAGATCCGAGCTTGGCAGATGTGACAGCTCCGTCATTGAGTGCAGCAGTCAAGACTGCGGAAGAACCAAGCTTTCCTGATGTGATTGCTCCGTCCGAGATTTTTGCTGATGTGACAGCATTGCTTGCGAGTTTGGCGGCAATAATAGCCGAGTCGACTATCTGACCGCCTTTAATTTGAACTGATCCCATGTGAGATACTCCTATATAGGTTTGATGTTAATACACGTGTCTGTAGTCTCCGAAACTAGATTAAATCACTTCTTCCATGATAATGAAGAGATTATCGGATGTTGAGTTGCTCTCAAAGAAGAGAGAGCGCGCTCTGTTTCGTCCTTTCCCGATCTTGAAAGTCACAGAGGCATCTTGCGCAACAGGGAGAGCATCTGCTGTCAATGCTTCTCCGTCTTGCTGTCCTTGTTGCCCGACGAAAAACTTGTGTGCTTCACTTGTGACTGTGACCTGATTGCAATCGTTTGGGATCAATACCTCTACACATGTTGAGCTATTGACTGCGAATTTTTTGATTGCTGGGAATGTGTCAAGTGATCGATAATCTTGAGCCATGATAATCTCCTATTTATGAGGATGCGATATAATCGACAGTGAGATAATCTCCTGTCTCTGGAGTGAAGTCTGTAGTCGTGAATGTAGTCGAGTTGTGCTCACTAAACGTTTCTCCCTCTACCTGTCGGACACCATTATAGTACACGCGAAGAGATCCCGCCTGATATTCTTCGGGTAAAGTGAAAGACGTATTTGAGCCGTTACACTGCGAGGAAAGGTCTGCTTGTTTCATGTCTGCACCGTCTCCGCCTGACTCGTTGATGAAAAATGCAAAGCGAAACACACTACAGCTCCTCAAGTACGACAGAGATCTCTGCATTGCCCGACTTCGATGCAACAAAGATCGACTCAGGACGATTCTTTCCTCGTCCGAGTCTGAGGACAATATAGTTGGAAGAAGGTACAGTCATCTTATTCGATGGAATCGCTCCTCCGTCTGTGGCCCCATTACGACAGACATATATCTCCTTTCCTGTTGCTCCGAGACTGATCTGTGTAGCCGGAGAAGGGAGAAGAATCTCTGTTACTGTGGAGTCTCCTGCTGTGAAGTTGTAAAAGGCAGGATATACATTTAGGCTTCGAAGATCTTCGCTCATGATTGTCTCCTGTTGCGATTCTTCCAGGCTTGCATGACTTTGTCTCGGTTCGCTGCGTAAAACTCAGGATCTTTCAAGGCGCGATCAAGAAAGCCCGGAGAGTCAGGAGCCGGGATTGCTCCGACGTTTGCTCTCGGAGCTGCTGCCTGTTGTGGTTCAAGTGATTCTCCGAGAGACTGAAGCTGTGATGCTGTCGATGCTTCGGGAAGATCTCCTCCTGCTTCTGCATTGTCTTCTCCGATCATCTTCAGAGCTTGCAAGTGTGGACGGATCGTGATCGGTGCTGATTCTGGGTTCTCTACTTGCTGATCAAGCCAATCCGAGAGAGTCTGTCGCTCCTTGTCGCTCTTGCCTTTTTGCGCGCGTTCAAAGCTCCATTCTATAGCCTCCACAAGATCGGGATCTGTCAATCCGTGCTTGCTGATTGACTGATATCGTTCGAAGCGTTGCTCGGAGCTTTGGAGTCTCGTCTGCATCTCTGCGAGCTGTTGATTCAAGATGTCGACCGAAGACATTGCCTTCTCAGCTTTCGCAAGTCTGCTCTGTGCTTCTTCTAGTGCTTTCTCGGCTGTGGTTGCTCTCGTTGCAACCTTGCCGATTCTCTCTTTGATGATGTTTTCCATCTCGGATTTTAGGACATAAGTGCGTCCTTCGTTTTCAATCTCTGTCATTGTAGTCTCCTATGTTATTAGATTGAGTATTGAGCCCGTTCTGCTCGGATTCTCTCTAGCTCCTGCTTTGCTTCGATTGGATCAAGATCGGGATTCATGATCTGCATTGCATCGACTGGAGAGATAAGTCCTGCGCTTAATTTCTGGATGATGTCTTCTCTTTGTG